AACTAGATATTAAGTTAGTATAAATAAAGGGAACAGCTTATGTTGTTCCCTTTTAACGTAGGAGGTAATATGCAAGGTCCACCACGCTATTGTAAAAACTGTGGTTGTAGATGCCACTGTTTAACAACTGAATGTATGACATGCATTAATGATGTTTGTAATAGATGTGATTGCGAACAACCTTTAAGAGATTTACCTGACTCATTTACTTTGGAGAATACATGATGAGAAACAGTTTTAGTAACGTACAAGAAAATCGTAGAAAAAATTATATAAAAGCTCGTATTAGCCAGCTTATGGACGATATGAATAAAGCACATGACCAGCATGATAAAAACTGGTACAATCGTTTAATTCAAGAACTTAACTGGGTTCAGCAAGCAGATAGCAAGCCGGACCGTAATTGCTATATGGAAGTAAAAGGAGCCACGTGGTAATGAATATTGATAATCTAAGAGAACAACTAAAAATTGATGAAGGTGTGAAATATGAAATCTACCTCGACCATTTGGATCTCCCTACTTTTGGCATCGGCCATTTGGTTCTTGATAGTGATCCTGAATCTGGGCAACCAGTTGGAACAGCTATCACAGAGAGCCGAGTTAACGAATGCTTCGATAAAGATGTTGAAGTCGTGTTATCGGAATGCAGAATTCTCTACCCAGACTTCGATGATTTGCCAGAAGAAGTCCAACAAATTGTAGCCAACATGATGTTCAATATGGGCCGGCCACGTTTATCTAAATTCAAAGGAATGAAACGTGGTGTAGATGCCCGTGACTGGCACAAGGCCGCAATTGAAATGGTAGATAGTGCTTGGTATCGGCAAGTGACTAATCGTGCTGATCGGCTTGTAAAAAGAATGCAGCAAGTTCGTGATTGAAGTAACAGAAGCAGCTATAGAATATCTTGATAAAGTAAGAGGTGACGATCTTGTTACTCTTGGTGTCAAAGGTGGTGGCTGCTCTGGTTTTCAGTACGTATGGGATTTTAAGAAGAACTGGCCTGACGTTACATGGAGTGAGCCATACGGTGGAGCACTCGTGTTAGATCCTATGGCAGAAATGTACGTGGCTGGTTGTATTGTTGATTATGTATCAGAGCTCGGTGGAGCTTACTTAAAAGTAGTAAATCCTAATGCAACTGCGTCCTGTGGTTGCGGAGAATCATTTGCTGTCTAGCGCATTTAGCGGTGTACATTTACCTCAAAATAGTGTATAATTATATCTTGAATTGGAGGTTATATGTCGTCATTTTACACGTCTGTTGTTCGTTATGGAAACTCAATGCTTTATCGCGGCTATGATGCTAGCGGTAAACGAGTAATTAAAAAAGAAACATTCTCACCTAAGTTTTATGTACCAGCTCAAAAGGTTACTGGTTGGTCTGGTTTGGATGAAGTTCCTGTTGGAGCTGTTGAGATGCCAACCATGCGTGAAGCAAAGGCATGGCTTGAGCAATATAAAGATGTTAGTGGTTTTAATATCTATGGAACCACTAACTATATTCACCAATACATAACAGAAAAGTTTCCACGTGAAATTGAATTTAACCGTGATGCGGTGAATGTTATGTCATTGGATATTGAAACAGATTATGATAATGGATTCCCTACACCTGATAAAGCTGAACATCCAGTATTAGCTATCACCACTAAATCTTCAAAAGATAATGTGTATCGCGTGTGGGCATGCGGTGACTATAATAAAGAAGCTGCGCTTATCAAACCAGTACAATATATTAAATGCGAAGATGAGTGGGACCTATTGCTTAAGTTCCTTGATTACTTTGGTAATGAATACTCATCGCCCGATGTTATCACTGGTTGGAATGTAAAGTTCTTTGATATTCCATACCTTGTTAATCGTGTTGCTAAAGTTCTTGGTATTGATCAAGTAAAAAAGTTTTCACCGTGGGGTATGGTTGACTATCGGCAAATTACAAGAATGGGTCGGACCGATGAAACATATGATCTGCGCGGTATTCAAACACTTGATTATTTAGATCTATTCAAAAAGTTTGGTTATACCTACGGTCCTCAAGAATCTTATAAACTCAATCATATTGCTTATGTAGTTCTTGGCGAAAAGAAATTATCATACGATGAATTCGGTTCTCTTAAAAATCTATATAAAGAAGACTTTCAAAAATACATTGACTATAATATTAAAGATGTGCAATTGATTGAAAGACTTGAAGAAAAGATGGGACTCATCACACTTGCTATGACAGTGGCATACAAAGGTGGTGTTAACTATACTGATACATTTGGTGTTACTTCAATATGGGAATCAATCATATATCGTAAACTTCTTTCAAATAAAATTGTACCACCAATTAAAATCGGTGATAACTTCAAGACTCAATTTGCTGGTGGTTATGTTAAAGAACCTCAGATTGGTTTGCATGATTGGGTAGTTTCATTTGATTTGAATTCTCTGTATCCTAATCTTATTGTGCAATATAATATGTCACCTGAAACATTGACCGGTAACTCTACATACGGTGGTGTGGATTATTATATGGATGGCAATAAAACTGATATTGATTTTTCCACTGCGGCCAATGGTTCTACCTATCGTAAAGATAAGCAAGGTGTTATTCCAACTATCATTGAAGATTACTATAGCGAAAGGTCTTCTGTTAAGAAGATGCAGCTAGCATCTGAAAAACAATATCAAAAAACTAAAACCATTGAGCTTGAACGAGAAATTAATACACTAAGTAATAAACAACTTGCTATTAAAATTCTTATGAACTCTCTGTATGGTGCACTTGGCAATAAGTACTTTCGGTATTTTGACTTAAGGTTAGCCGAAGGTGTAACGTTATCTGGCCAGCTTGCAATTCAATGGGCTGAAAAAGCTATGAATGAAGCTATGAATAAAATACTTAAGACGGATAAAGATTATGTCATTGCAATTGATACGGATAGTCTTTATTGTAACTTTGGACCATTAGTATCTCAACTTAATCCTAAAGATCCAGTTGCTTTCCTTGATAAAATTTGTAAAGAACATTTTGAACCTGTGCTTGCAAAAGCATATGATCAACTGTTCATAAATATGAATGGTTATAAGAATCGTATGGAAATGTCTAGGGAAGCTATAGCTGATCGTGGTATATGGACAGCAAAGAAAAGATATATCCTTAATGTCCACAATAATGAAGGTGTACAATATGCCGAACCAAAACTTAAAATCATGGGTATTGAAGCTATTAAGTCTTCTACACCTGAGATTGTGCGCGGTAAGTTTAAAGAAGCTTTTAAGATTATCATCTCCGGAGATGAAAAGCAAACCCAAGACTTTATCCAAACGTTTAAGAATGAGTTCAAAAGTCTTCCTGCCGAAAGCGTATCGTTTCCGCGTGGAGTCACGAACATTACGGAATGGAAAGACCGGAAAATGATCTATAAGAAAGGTACTCCTATTCATGTGCGGGGTTCTCTCTTATACAATAAGTATCTAAAAGAATATCACTTAGAAGAAAAATACGAGCTTGTAAATAACGGTGATCGTATTAAGTTCTGTTATCTTAAGTTACCTAATAAGATTCGCGAAAATGTTATTGCATTTCCTGAGCATTTGCCAAAAGAACTTGGAATAGATCGATATATAGATTACGATCTTCAATTTGATAAAACTTTTGTTGAACCATTGAAAGCTATCCTTGATGCGGTAGGTTGGAATGTTGAAGATCAAATGACACTGGAAGAATTCTTTGGATAAACGGTTTACTTTTACAAAGAACTATGATATAATATACAAAATGGAAAAGGATTGAATATGTCTGAAAATTGGGTACAAGATATTAATGATATGCATCGTAAGTTTGGAGTCCATGATTGGGTTTCGAAACAACTCGTTGCTGGCGATAAAGAAAAACTACAAGAATTTTTAAAGTTTAGAATTAAATTTTTACAAGAAGAACTTGGTGAAACAGCTAATGCTGTAGACGTAAAAGATCCTGAAGAAATTGTCGATGGATTAATTGATCTATGTGTTGTGGCTATTGGTACTATGGATGCCTTTGGTGTTGATGCACATAAAGCTTGGAATGAGATACATAATGCAAACATGTCTAAAGAATCCGGTGTCAAAGAATCCAGACCAAACCCACTCGGCTTGCCAGATCTCATCAAGCCAGATGGATGGAAAGGCCCAGAACATGGCGGCAACCACGGGTATTTCACTAACACTTTTTAAAAGTGTATTTGATAATAAAACTCAAATCGAAATTCTTATTAGCCTAAACCCAAGAGATCTATTGATTGATTATTATTTGAAGGCTCTTCAGATAACTGCAATAGCTAAAACGTCACCTATCATTAAATT